CGCTTCATACCTTGAAACGTTACCTAAAAAAGAAGCAAATAAGAAAAAAGACAATTATTTAAAAAGACATAGTAAGGAACCAAAAATGAAAGATGGAAAGAGAACTAATAGTTATTATTCAGACGTTATTCTTTGGAGTTGAACCTAAATTAATAGTAGAAACTCTATGAAATAACATATTTAAATATCTATCTTCAATATCAATATCTATACCATTATCAAAATATTCTGACATCCAAGTTGCTATTTCATCAATAAGTTGTTCTTTTTCAAATAGTTTATTAATTAATTCTTTATTGAATTTTTTTAATTCATACATTTCTTTTTTAGAATCCATTTTTATTTTTTAAATTATATCTAGTAACAATTTTTTAAATTATAGAATTAATCGAAACTTATAAAACCTATTGACTCTTTATTTAATTCTTTTTCTTTCTCTTTTTCTATTCTTTCTAAAATATATTTAGTTATTCTTTTATTTCTTGTATTTTCTTTTTTACTGTATGTTCCACTATATAATTCTTGTTTTAACCAATCTAATGGAATCTGACTATATTTTGTCCATTTGTATCTACCGTGATGACATTCAAGATTATCTACCAGGTATGGTCTTTTAGTATATACAGTTGAACAATGTCTAGGCATTTTCAATATATTATTGTTATAGGTATTATTTAAATTATTTAAACTTCTGATATTTGCAATACATCTTTTAATTCTATTTCTATTTCTATTAATTCATTATTATTTTCTTTTTCAATATTCATACATTTATTGTTACAGCATGTAATCTTACATAATAGTTTTGATAATATTTTTAATACTATATTCATAATGAATGTAATAAATACTAATATATTAAATGTAAAAAGTTGTAATAAAATATAGTAACTTTTTTTTTCTATTTTTGTAATTTTTTGTAATTTTTTTTACTTTTTTTCAAAAACTGACTCCAATATTCTACTATATTTTAATATATATATATAATTTTACTTCTTTCTTCTTTACAAAAAGGTAATAAAAACAGTATATAAATATATACAACAGTGAAACAAAGAAAAAGGAGGGGTAGTCAGTTTTTGACAAAATAGTCAGTTTTTGCCCCAAATTACAAAAGTATCTCTAGAGATGTCGTTTCTAGAAATAGTTTTCAAAAAAAGGGCAAGAACTGACTATTTGACATTTTAGATTTGTAAAAGTATTGTAAAGTATATGAAATTTGTATGTAAAAAACAAATAGTCAGTTTTTGCCCTTTTTCAAATATTACAAAAAAAATAGTCAGATTCTTTAGAATTATCAAAATAATTAAAAATTAATTATTAATTAATTTTTTATTTAATTTAAAATAAAATATTTATTATAAATTATAATAATAATTAATATTTTCAAAATGTCTCCTCTAGTTAAAGATTTTTTAGATAAAGAAAAAATACCATATGTTTTTTTCAATATGATATTAGAAACAAAAGAAGGACATACACTAAAAAAAATTAAAGGTATTCCAACTGGATGGTCTAAATGGAATTATGATAAATGTATGGATTATAACAAAGGAAATAGTAAATCAACAAATGCAATGAATATAAATTTATCAAAAAGTAAATATATGATTATAGATATTGATAATAAAGAAAAAAAAGAAGAATATTTAAAAGAATATGGTAATCAATGGGTGAGTAAATCATGTAGATTAAAACTTCCTCATTTATGGAGATTAAAACACATTGAAGATAAAAATATTAATAAAGTAGATACAATTAACCATATTGATCTAGTCTATAATAATATTTTTGAATTCAAAGAGAGTATGATTGAAAATATAAATGAAGGTATACCTGTATTTGATAAATATCCATTAACAGTAAAAGAAAAGAAAGTAAAAGAAAAGAAAATACAAAAAAAACAAACTATTAAAAAAGAGAAAAAAGAAAAAGTTAAAAAAAAGATAAAACAATTATTTAAAACAATAAATACAATAGACAAAAAGAAAAAAGAAGAAATAGAAGAAATTGCTGAAAACATAGATATTAAATATATTGATAACTATTCTGATTGGATAAAAATTGTATGGAGTTTAGCATCTATTAAAAATAAAGAATTAGCTGAAAAAATAAGTAGAAAATCATCTAAATTTGAAATAGATAAATTTAATGAAATATATGATAGTTATAATGGAAGTATAACAAAAGGAACTATATTTTATTATTCAAAAGAATCAAATGAAGAAAAACATATGGAAATAATACTTTCTAATATAGCGATTGATGATTTTTTAGATACTGCAGGATTAGCAAGAATTTTTATTAAATTAAAAGGAGATATTCTAGTTTATAAAAATAATGAATTTTATATTTATCATAATAAAATATGGAGAAAAGATAGTAATCTATTAATATTAAATAACTATGTTCAAAAAAATATTACTAGATACCATAAAAAAATGGAAATGTTAATAGATAACATAACCTATAAAAAATTAATGAGTTTTATGAATACTAATAACGAAGGAGATAGTGACTGTGATACTGATACAGAAGATAACCATGAAGTAAAAGAATGTAAAGAAGCAAAAGCAAAAATAACACAATTAATGTGTAAAAATGCTAATAAAAATGGAGTTTATAAAACAATTGGTAAATACAATACAATAAATGATATTTGTAAATTTATTATAACTGAAATATCAATTTTAGATTACGATCATATTAAATTTGATGAGAATCCAGATTTAATGCCCTTTAAATCTAATGTATATGATTTAAATGTTATGGAATTTAGAGAATATGAAAAAGAAGATTATATTACATTAAAAGTAGATTATGATTATATAAAACCTAGTAAAAAACAAATAGATATATTTGATAAATTAATAAAAGAAATTCTACCAGATGAAGAAGTAAGACATAACTATATACAATTACTATCAACTGGATTATACAGTAGATTTGTAGAAAAATTTATAATAACAAATGGTGGAGGTGGTAATGGTAAAACAGCATTACATTCAACTATGAAAGCACTATTAACTAATGTATTTTACTATAATGCACCAGTATCTATTATAACTGAAAAAAAGATAAAACAAGGTAATAATCCAGAAGTTGCACAAATGAACCTTAAAAAGATGATTATGTATAGAGAACCAGATGATGGTGTAGCAATAAATGGAGGGTCAATGAAAGAGCTGACAGGTGGAGATGAAATCAATGCTAGAATGAATTATTCAAATGACACTAATACAAGATTAAGAGGAACACATTTTTTTGAATGTAATAAAAAACCCCTTATAAATGGTAGAATTGATAGAAGTATATCAAGGAGAATAATTGATATTCTTTTTCAATCTACTTTTACTGATAATAAAGAAGACTATGAAGATGAGAATAAACCATTTCATTTTAAAGCTAATACTTATTATAAGTCAAAAGAGTTTAATGAAGAATATAAACATACTTTATTTTTATATTTAATTAATTTCATTAAAAAATTTGAAGAAGAAAAAGGATATAAAGTCCATGAAGAGTTTAATTTATGTGAAAAGGTAAAAGAGAGAAGTGAAGAATATATTTTATCTAGTGATGAAAAATTAGAAGTAATTAAAACATTAATAGAAAAGAAAGAAGGAGAATACATTTCAATTAAAGATTTATATGATAAAATAAGAACAAGTGATTTTTATGAGAATTTATCAAAAAAAGAAAGAAGAGATTTTAATCAAAAACATTTTAAAGATTATATTAAAAACAATGAATATATAAATATTGATTATAAAGATAAATATCAATATAGTTTAGATGGAGTGAAAACATGTAGAAGACATATACTATTAAACTATAAATTTATAAATGAAGATGATGGATTTGAAGAATGAATAAATTAATTTAATATTAAAATAGTTTAAAAAAAAAAATATATATTATATATAGTAAATAAATTAAAAAATAATTTTTCAATATGCCTAGAAACAATGGAGATATTCAAACTTTTTACAATTATGAAATTGAACTAGATGATAATAAATATTTATTTAGAACTATCAAAGAAATTGTAAGTGTAATAGATATTAGTCAAGGAACTATATCTAGACTTTTAAAGAATCCAGATTATATTATTAAAAAATATATAAATAGGAATTTTAAACTTTTAAAAATAAGAAAACCAGTATATAATTTAGAAAAAAAAATAATAGTATCAAAACAACTAATTGAATATTCATAAATGAAATATTAATTTTTTATTAATTTTTAAACAATTTAAATATATGTTACTAGATATAATTATAGTAATTAAATCAATCATGGATATCTCTTTATTAAATGCACATTTGGTAAAAACAGAAAAAAAATTAATTAGAAAACATTTAGATGACCAAATAGTAATATGGAATAAAGGAAAACAAAAGAAAACTGATAAAAAAGATGAAGATGATAAATGGATATATAGAGATGAAACAACAGTAGAAATTAATCATAGAAGAAATAAGAAAAAAAAACTATATAAAGATTTTGAAAAAGACCATAATCAATTATATAATTATTTAAAAGAAAATATTAAAAAATATAAAGAATATGATGTTATTCTTTTATTTATGACTAGAGAATTTATTTTATTAATTACTAGACTTAATTCTATTGGAAGTTATAATTTTATTGAATTAATTAAAATACTTTCAACTAAACAATTAATAACTGTTGTAGAACAAGGAAATCAAAGAACAGGCAAAAAACCAGAAGATTTATATCAATCTTATAACTGCATAGATTATAATAAACATAATGGTATTGAATGTGTATGTTCTGAACCACATATTATAAATCTATTTTTTTTTATAAAAGTAATAGATAATGAAACAGTAATATTTGGTAGTGATTGTATTTGGAGAATTGAAAGTATTATTTATTTATTAAAAGATAAAGAAACTAAACAACAATTTATTGAAAAAATAAGTATTCAAAGACCTATATACAATGACCAAATTAAAGCTTATAAAAGATTAAAAGAAAAAGAAAAAAAAGAGAAAAAGAAAAAGGAAGCAAAAGAAAAAAAAGAGAAAGAAGAGAAAGAAGCAAAAGAAAAAGAAGAAAGAGAAAAAAAAGAATGGTTTAAAAGATATCCTTTAAAAACTCATATTTGTGGTTATATGAAAGAAAATAAATGTGTAAATAAAAATAATTATAAAAAATATTTTGTTGAACCAAAATATAAAATATGTTATGATTGTAGAGATAAATATTATAAAAAATGTTCTAGATGTAACAAGCCATCAATTGAACCAAAATATAAATCTAAATATAAATATTGTTTTAAGTGCAATCTAGAAGAAAAAGAAGAAAAAGAAAGAAAAGAAGAAGATGAACAATGTCCAGCGTGTCATAATACTGGTATATCTTACTGGTCAGATGGTGTTTATGGTGATTGTATGGAATGTAATTAATCCTTTTTAACATATACATTTTGCTGTGTAGCTACACTGTGACCCATAATATCAGCATCATTTTCTTGTTCCTTATTTGTTTTTCCATATTTTTCAGTTAGATATACATGACGTATAATAGTTGAACTAATACTTTTTCCACTAGATTCAAATATTTTATTTAATAATTTTGTTAATGAATTTTCACTTAATGGTTTCTTTTGTTTGTTAATTAAAAAGAATCCAGTTTTATTATGTTCTAACCATTTACTTATTGCTTTATTTATAATAGGATTAACTGGAATAGTTTTAACACCATATAAATCACTAGTCTTGTAGGCACCTAAACTAAAGAACCTTTTTTTATTTCCTACTAGAACTAAATAATTTTCATTTTTATTTTTTAATTTATCATAATCTTTAAATTTTATAACTTTCATATTAGCAAAATCATTCCTTACTGGTGGCATTTCAGTGTATAATAGACCTGTTAAATACCTTTGATATAATTCAATATCTTTATTAGTCCATTCTTCTTTTTTCTCTAATCCTTTTTCTTTTATATCTCTTTTAATTCTAGATACCATTTTTTTTAATTCCATAAGTGTAATCCAATTCTTTTCTAATTTTTCACTCTTTTCTTGTGATTGAATTTTTTTATTATATTCATTAGCAATAGAATCTAAATGATTTCTATATTGATCTAGTATAGTTTTGTTTTCAACTGGATGAACTGACAAACCAACAAGTATAGCTGATAAATAGTTTTTCGCTGTAACTGGTTTCATGGTATTAAGAAATTCAATAACTTTTTTATAATATTTCTTTTTTAAAAAATCTAAAGTATCAAATTCAATATCTTTGTTATCTATTGCACCATATATCTTTTTTAAAGAAATCATATATGCTTTTAATGATTTTGGTTTAATGTTTCTAATAACATTTATTTGTTCTTCTAAAGACATTTTATTTTTATTATATATTATAACTAGATAAAAAAAATTCTAAAATTAATCATAAAGATTTTTAATTAAAAGATAATGTAACTGGTTTATTTAAAAAGGTTAAACCTTTAATTTTATTACCTCTATATGCTGTTTTCTTTGGTCTTGGATAAAATTCAACTTCTATATCATCAAGTTTCATCAATACAGAATCATATCTATTTTCTTTAAAATATCTTGTGTTTCTAAGAAGACAAATTAAATCATATTTATTTAATTTATAAATTTTAAAATTTTTTAAAATATTAAAATCATTTTGAATTATTTTAAAAATATTTTTCAATTCTTTCAAATTAAAATGTTCTAGTTGAATTTTCATTCTATATTAATTAATTACATATAAATATTCTATTCTTTTCCTTTTTCTCTAAAATATAATACTATACTCGTTAAACCATTTAATTCTGGTGTTGCATAATTACTCCTTAATAATCTCATATTTAATGACGTAATATTAATAGGTTCTTGATTATTTAAATCTAAAAAGTTAAGATTACTAGCTTCGTATGTGACTGAACCATCAGTTGTTTCTTCATAAGGAACTAATGCTAATATATTTTTTCTTTGTTCCTGTAAAGTGTCATAAGAATCTAATTGTAGTGATTGTAATTCAATAATAAAAGCATCATTTTTTAATAGACTTTTAAATTCATTATCAGCAACAAATACAACATTTCGACCTTTTATTGTATAACTTAATTCAGTATATCCTAAATAGTTTGCTAAATCAAATTGGTCAAATGTTAATTTATGAACAACTGGTATAGTTGTTTGTCCTTTTGGTGTTGCTTTTCCTAATTCATTATGGTCTGGAACAACTAAACTATCTGGTTGAAAGAATGGATTTGGTGTCCATCTTACATCTCCTATTGATAAACCATTTGTGTTACCATGTATTACAAGAACCATATATAAATCATCAGTATATGTGTAATCAGTTTCATTTAATATTCTTGGAATTGCTCTTTCTGGTGTGACAACATCGTTTTGATAAACAACCATTCTAATTCTATCTTTAATTAATTCAATACTTGGAACATCATTATTCGCACTTGTTGGACTTGTATTGTTAGGAACAATACTACTAGCAGTAATAATACCATCTCTTATAAAACTATAAACACCAGTTCCATAAGGGTCCATACATTGAATACCAAAATCTATCCTACTTAAAGTCATAGATTGAGCATTAGAACCTATTAAAAAACTATCTGGATTAGTTTTAGTTAATATTAAAGTATAACCAGCATTATTAGTGTTATCTTGAGTAGTATCTAAACCATATATTCTACATCTTGCAACTCCAACCCCTTTACACATACTGTGTGTTTGATATGTTAAATGATCATACTGTTCTGATTTACCAGTTGCCAATGTAGATTTTATTCTATAAGTCGCTTCAGTTGTTCCAGCAAAAGATAATTGACTTTTTATATTATGATTTTTTAAATCTTCAATGTATGCAATACTTTTAGATTGACTAAAAGCAATATTAACTTTACCATTTTTAATTTCAGTAACTTGTGCTTGTCTTCCAATGTTTGAAGGTGTTTCAATACTATATTTATCATTACCATTTTCAGTAACTAATGCTAAAGAACCAATTGCTTCATTTATTTCTTGTTCTAGATTTTCTAAAAGAACTGAAAAATTATTAGAATTAAAAACACCAGTATTTAAAAATATTTCTCTAGTTACACCTGCTTTAGTTTCAAAAGTAATTTTATTATTTTCTTGTGTTATTTCTATTTCAGTATCATTTACTTTAGTATTTAATTGTCCTAATGCTATCTGAGATTGTGGCGGTAATCTTAAATCTTGATTAAGAAAAGATTTGATAACTCCACTAGAATCATTACTTGTAACTCTTAGTAATTTCATTTTAATTAATATATATAAATATTAATATTTTTTTTAAAAAAAACAAATTTTTAAAATAATTAAGCAATAAGTTTAATATGTCTTTTAATTTCACTACCTAGATTATATCCAGCGTCACTGACTAATATTTTAGTATTTATAGGAGATGCACTATCTGATTGATAACTAATAGTTAAAATTTGTTCTGAATCATCACATGTTCCAGTATCTATAATAGTTTCTAAAGGAATACATCTATAATCGTTTTTAAAATCTGGTTTATGTCCATTAGAATATAAATTTATATGTTCTCCACCAAGAATTTTATTATTAGATGTATTTAATGCGTATGCTCTTTTGCTCTTATACCACGCACCACTATCACCACTACCAGTCATAACAGTATAAACAACAATAAAAGGACAACTATTAGAACCACTATAAGTATCTATTGAACAAGTCATAAAAGCTGATTTTAAATCACCTAATGTCCAAGGGTGACTAGAAGAAGAATTTGAATATAAATAATAATTGAATTTATCACTTCCTTCAATTGATTTATGGAATAACCAACCTTCTCTTTCATCAGTATCACTAATAGGAGCAGGACTACTATCAGCATATACTGCTATACCAGAAACACTGGTTAATTTAACTTTATCATTATGAATAATCTTATTGTTTTTAGTTGTAATCTCAGAATTTGCTATTTTGATTAATTGCATTTTTTTAATTTATATAATTTATAACTAGAAAAAAAAAAATAAAAAAAGTAAAAAAATTATAATGTAACATATTTTAAAGTGAATGTGTTGGCGTTAGTTGAATTCATTAAACGGTAATAACGAAGACCATTTTCAACTTTTATATTGAAATGATAATTTCCATCGTGACTAACTGGTGATACTTCTGTATTTAAATACCAATTAGTATTATCATTACTATGTTCTAAGTAAAAAGAATGGTTACCATCGCTTCTACCAATTATAATAATAGATTTTTTTAATGATATATCAATATCAATACCAATTTGACTAGACGCTGTAACATAAACAGCACTAACAATATCAACTTCTGAACTCCTATTAGAATCATCTGAAACTTCTAATTTACCGTCAGTATTAACTTGTAAATTTTTAAATCCACTGGTTCCCTCTACTTGTCCATGAATCGCCATAGATGGTAGAGAAGTTGGTGTATGTGGTCCTGTTGGTGATAATTCAATGACATCAACAATCAATCTATCTCCAACAGTTTCTAAAGGGTGTAAAGTTCCATCATTATTTCTACCATACATTAAAACTTGTTGTAAATCACTTCCAGCTACTTTTACATCTTGTCCTTTTGAAATTTTACTATCTAATGAAGTTAATTTAGTATTTGCTGTTGTTTGTAAAGATTCCATTTGGTCATTTGTTACAACAATTTCAGAAAGATTTGATATTTCAACTATTTCATTTCCTTTTCTATTTTTAACAATAGGCATAATTTTTAATTTTAATATAATTATATATAATATATTTATAAAAAAAAAATAAAAAAAAATGAATAATATTTTAATTGAATGTTCTCAAAATAATTCTATTGTTAATAAAGATGGTGATTTTGAAACTACTTTACCTATTCCAATAACAATAGAAAATGGTGATTCATTTTTATTATCTAAAACATTTATTGACAATGAGATTGAATCAGAAGGTATTATTCCTATTCCAGAAGATTTAACATTAGAAATTAGGGTTATTCCATATATAATGAATGATGATGCAGACAAATTTGATACAGCACAAACTGAAAACGGTGGTAATGGTGTAGATAATGGTGAGTATATTCTTTATACAATTGATACTGATACAAGTAATCCAACAAATCCTAAAATGAATGAAATAACTAAAATAAGATTTATATATGGTAATGATAGCAATTATGATACGCATTTTGGTGACATAGATGGACAACATCCAGTTAAATTTACTGCACAAGATTTTAATGGTAACCCCTTTTCAACTTATGTAGATATTCCTTTTACTAAACTTACTGGAGATGATGAAAATTCAATAGAAGTAGAAACAAGTATTTATTGTTTAAAAATAGAAAAATCAATTAATGGTATTTCACGAAATGCTAGTTTAGTTGCTGATAATACTAATGGTAATTGGACTAGATCAAAGTGTGTGGATGTTGAAGGTAACAATAGACCATCATTTATTATAACTGGAACTAGTAATAAAGATTTAGTTCAAAAAAAATTATTAACACCTGCCAGTTTTACAACTTCAATAAAAATACCTTCTGAAAAGTATTCTATTACTGATTTAACTACATTAATCAATGATCAGTTAAATGAAAATTTATTTACTAAAACAGTTCAAACAATTGGTGATATAGTTGATACACCTTTTCTCCATCAATCATTTAGTTTTACATTTGGTAAAGCGGTATCAAATAAAATATTAATTCCAGCAAAAAATCCTTTTGATAATCTACCAACAACCGCTAATATTTCTGGTGGTTCTCTTGGTATCAAAAACCCTCCATCAAATATAGCTGATTATGATACTAATTTTTTAATAGGAACAAACTTAGTAGAATTAGCATACAGTGACGATAGAAGTAGATTTTACTGGAACTTTTTACATGCTCCAATATATTCAACCAGTCCTGGTAATCCGATTGTTACTAGACTAGCAAAAACTGGTGGAACAACCATTCAAAATGCTACATTTATTCAACAAGGTAAAAACGGTGGTGTATTCTTTTCAAATTTTGAATGTTATTATTATAATAATGTTGGTGAGAAAATACCATTTGATTTTATAGAAGGAATATTAGGATTTCAAGAAGGAAATTTAATACCATCTTCAATAACAAAAGTATTTAGTCCTGCTAGTAACAATGAATATACTGGCGATATATATGACTTGAAAGATGGAGTTCATACAACAAATGCTGGTTTTGTTATGGACAGTGCAGTGGATAAAAAAAATTATCAAAGAATAGATGTTCAAAATGATTTTGAAGCTACAAGTGTTTTTAACAATGTAATTTATGCTGATATAGAAGTTGCTGGAAATGGTATTTTAGATACTCCATATTATCTAGTTGAAATACATTTAAATTTTAGTTCTAATGTTATAAGTAGTGATAGTATAACTAGAAATATTACTGGAATTATAAATAGATATTATTCAAAAGGTTCTTATGTATCATCTGGTGGTGACCCTTCATTTGTTATTAATTATAAAGGAGAACCAACAATAATACATTCATTAAGAATAAGAATATTAAATCCAGATAGAACACTTGCAACTGTTGGTTCAAACAATATATTATTTTTTGAATTAATAAAAGCAAATTAATTATATTTATTTATAATATATTAATCATGTTTCTATGTGTTCTATGTCAAGAAGAGTATTCAATATTAAAAAACCATTGTGTTGTATGTGAAAAAATAAAAAGGATAATTAATGTTTATTCAAAAGAAAAAGTATTAGAGATACTAGATAGAGTTTGTCTGAGGAAATCAGAAAAATTACAAGATTATAAAATTAAAGATATCAAAAAAGAAATTGAAAAAGATGTAGAAAAAGAAATAGAAAAACTACCAACTGGAGACTCTACATATTTACAACCAAACAACACACTTAACAAGGATTATATAAAGGAATTAAAAGATAAGATAAAAAATTATTAAAATAAATATTAATAATATATAATAATAATGAATAATAATTTTGCTGATTTATCTAGTAACGATTATTTAGAATTGGTTAATCAATTGAAACAACAATTTGATGAGAATGAAAGAAAAAATAAAATTTATAAAGAGAAATACAATACTTTACATAAGGCGATGTGTATGGTATATGGATTAATAAGAACTTTTTTAAATAATGAATTTGATTCTAGTTTTGAATTCTTACTAGAAGAATGTAGAAGTATTTTATCATTTCATTTATTTTCACATTTGGAAAATGAAGATGAATAATTTTTAATATTTTTTTTCTTTAACTTTAATAATTTTATTATTTTAGAATTTTGTAATTTAAGAAAGAAAAAATATTGATATTTTTTTATTTTATGAAAAATTATCATTATTTTTTCATAGATTTTGATTTATGATGCTTTTATGGTTGTTTTTTACTAGTTTAAGGAATAAATAAATTTATTTATTCCTTAAATAGGGTTAAAAGTGGTATATATTAAGAATAAAACAAAAATATAACAAAATAAATCTGAAAAAATATTAAAAAAAATTCAGAAATTCAAAAATGTAAAATAAATAAAAAAAATACATCATGAAAAAATATCATTATTTTTTCTCTAGTAACAAAAATTAAAAAAAATTATTCTAGTTAAAATTTATTTTTTCAAAATCTTGATTATAATAAATATTAGGATAATTAGAAAAGTTAATAATAAATTTTCCAAATGGTATATTAGTAGTTTCTTTGAATCCATCTATGAATCTTCTTCTACTATCTTTTCCAGTTAAAAAATTTAGTTCTTCTTCAATTGTATTAACTTCTTTGTTTGATGCTTTACCCATAACAAATCCAGTAGCATTTTCTCTTAAATTTTTACCAACAGCAATAAAACGTTGAGTCAATATAAAGGAACTGACCAGGAATTTTCTACCATTCATATAAATCTTCTTTAACATCCTTTCTTTCTTTGTTGCTTTCATTGAATCACTAAATGCAAGGTCATCAAATATTATTAATGAATTTAATTTTTTTTTATCTTTTACTTTATCTTCCATATTATCATTATAGTTATCTACCAACATTTCATATATAACTTCTAACGCTTGTTCATCATAATCAGAAAAAATGTTACTAGAAGGAATTTCTAATTCAGTTATAATAGTATTTAGTTTTTCATCTCCTTTAACACTTCCAGAAAAAATAAATATATTTTCTGGTTCAAAGTCATTTTTATAATATTCTTCTCTTAATAATAAATTTCCTAAATATCCAGACTTTCCACCACCACTAGGACTCGTTATTATTAATCTAGCAGGGAGATTAAAAATAATTGGTTTCTTTGTTGTAAATGAATCAGTCTTATCTTTCATTTTTAATATTTTCAAATTTTTAATTTTATTATCCATTATTAATATATATAAATTAAATATTTTAAAATGAATAATTTTAATCCATCTGAATTAATTGCAACTGATGACAGTAGTGTTAGAGACCAAATACAAAGAAGTTACCAATACAAAAAGACATTAGAAGATAAAGCAAATGATCAATTAAAACAAACTAGTGAAATGATTGGTGGTGAATTATTAAAAAGTTCTTTAGATAAGTTAGGTTCTACTGTTTCTAAAGCAACTGGATTAGATTCATTAGGTAAATTAGGAGAAAATGTAAAAAAATTAGGATACAAAAAAGGATTAGCAAAAACTATGGCTGATGTTCAAAAAGAAGGAACACAAAAAGCTATTAAATTTGGACAAGATAAAGTAGATGATGTAACAGCAAAAGCACAAACAGCATTAGATGATATAAAACAAAAAGGACAAACAACATTAGATGATGTAAAAAGTTCAGTAGAAGAAGGAAGTGATGAATTAACTAATATATTAGGTAAAGGAAAAGCTAACATGGCACGACAAGTGGCATCTAATAAAATAAATGCACAATTAAGAAATAAAGGATTACAAGAACTATCAGAAGATGAAATAAGTAACGCTAAAAGTGTTAAAGATTTAAAAAAAATAGCAAAATCAAAAATACAAAATATAGATAAAGATACTAGTGATAAAAATGTTATAGATAAAACATTAGCAAATGAAAAGGGTGAAGCATACCAACAAATAGAAGGTGAAGCAAAAAAAGTATCACAACCTAAAAGATATAGATTAAAAGATGATTATAGTGAAGGTAAAACTTTAAGTGATAAAAATATGGATAAAATAAATAAAATAAATTCTGAAAAACAATTAGCAAAAGATGCTGAAAACCAAGGAGCAAAAGATGTGGATTTAATTCCAAAGAAAAAAATAACAAAAGCAGTATCAGATACACCTGAACCATTAGTTAGAGATGAACAAGGCAATATATTACAAGATGAAGCTGAAAGGATTACTGATAAAAGATTTGCTGATATAGATAAAGGTGATGTAGATTTAAGAAGTAAATTAGAACAAAAAATTCAACAACAATTAGATGATACATTACAAGGTAAAACAACATTAACAAAAGCAAAAGAAGTATCAGATGCTAAAAAGGCATCAGAACAATTAGAAACTGACGCAAAAGAACCAACACAAAAAGGGTTATCACTTCCACAAAATGATAATATAGGTGATAATAACACTTTGTCACAGGCAGGACAAGATATAACTAAACCACCACCAATATCTAAACCAAATGTTATAGAACCAGCACAATTATCAGTTCCTAAAGATAATGATTTAGATGAAGATGAAATAACTGATAAAGATAGTTCATTAGAAGATAGAATTAATACATTATCACAAGATAAACAAGATATAGTTAAACAAGGTTATTCAGATGGTTTTGAAAGTAATGTTAATAAATTAAAATCTAGTGATTTAAAAAATAATATTTTAAAAAGTAATTATGAAAAAAAATTACAATCAGTTAAAAATAATGCACCAGAGTTACTAGATGATTTAAAATATCCAGGAGCATCAAGAAAAGAATTTAGTATTGCTTCTTCAAAAGTTCAAGATAAATTAAATAGTCAAAGTAATACATTAAGTGATAGTGATTTATTAGAGTATGATAAGAACATTACTAGTCACCCATTATGGACAAACGATGATGATTTACAAAAATTAGTTTCAGATAAAGACCAAACAGCATTTAGACAAGCTAGAAACACTAACCAATCTATTGAACAAGAAGAATTTGAAAAGTTTTCAGATGCGACTCAAGCAATACCACCACCACCCGCCCCCTCTACGGACCCTAGTCCCGCTCCTAAGAAAACAGACCAGACAACCACACCAGACGGTGGCGATGATGATAAGGGTGATAGCGGTGGTGGAGACGGTGAAGATGATGATAAAGACGATGAAGATGAAGGAGATGGAGATGAAGATGAAGATGAGGATTTATTAAAAAAGGTTACTACTGCTGGTGGTGAAGACGAAGGTGAAGGGTTATTAGCAACACTAGGAGGAATAGCAGACCCTTTAATAGGAGGTTTAGAAGCAGTTGCTGGTATTGGTTCAATGATTATACCTAGTTTATTTGGTAATGATAACGATGATACTGAATCACAACCAGTCATGAAACAAATGGATTTAAGTCAAACTGGATTTAGTGGTTTAGGAAATTAAAAATTATTATATTAGTTTTTATTATAATTAAAAATGGAAAAAATAGATATTGTTTTAAATACTGAAAAAGAAATAAAAAAAAAGAAGAAAACAAAACAACAATTATTTGTTTTAAAGTGTCCTAAAAATAAGGGTAAGGAGTGTAAATGTCATTTAAAAAATAATAAAAAATATTAAGTTATTTAGAATTTTTTTTTATCTTTTTATTAATTAATAAAAATATAAAAATTTTAATATGGGTTTTGTTTATAAAATTTGTTGCAATGATAATAAGGTAACTGATTTTTATATTGGTTCAACTACTGATTTAATGAGAAGAACCGCACAACATAAATATAATGTATTAACTGGAAAAGAAACAAATAGAAAATTATATAAAACTATTAGAAATAATGGTTTTTGGAATAATTGGAATATTGAAATATTAGCAACAGTAAATACTAATGACATTAAACACCTTAGAAGAGTAGAACAATTATATTTAAATAATTTTAATCCAAATTTAAATATTATTAAAAAATGTTGCTAGACAATTTATTTTTATTTTTTTAAATTTTTTTTATTTTATTTTTCTATTATATAATTATATATTTAAAAATGAACAAACTTATTAAAATCAGTTCTAACGAAGGTGGTGTTTTCACTGGAACAAATAACCGTATTAGTTTTAACATTCCAGATATGGGTGTTTATGATTTATCCAAAAGTTACATTAATCTTGTTAGTAGTGTTCCTATCACATCAGCTACTGGTGTGGTTTGTCCAGTTATTAAAATGAAATCTGATAAAGGAACTGTTTTAGATAGTTATTTTAGAAACAGTGCTTTAATTAAAAACATTAGTTTTAGTAATCAGTTAGGTTCAGTTGAAAATGTCCAAAGGTCTGATATTCTCAGTCATAATTTAAAAGATTACACTGAAGATGTTGAATCCTTTACTTCTCATAATTATCAAGACTTATGCCAACCAGTTCAAACTTCTTTAGCAAGAAGTAGTATTTTTAATGAACTTCATAAGGAAGGTTCAAGTGTATCTAAAAACCTTCTTAGACAACCAGTTAGAGTTAAATGTTCTGAAATAATGAACTTTTGGAAAACAAAACAATATTCTTCTCAGAGATATGGTTCTTCTAGATTAGAAATGGAATTAAACATTGATAAAGTTGATGTTTCTCAGTTCCTTAGTGGT